AGATCTATCGGAGCAGATTGAGCAATATGATTTTGAATTAACTGTTCTTCAACATTCACTTGCTGAAATACATTTAAATTCTGATGAAACTTATAAGTTGATCAAGAATCTTAATTGGCAATTAGCAACATTAGAAGAACGAGTTGTTGAATTACAAAAATTTCATTCTCCATAATGGTTAAATATCCACATTCTCTTGGACCAAGAGCTTGTGCTTGGATCGAAAACTTTTTAGTTATTGGATCTGGCGATGATCTGGGTAAACCATTTAAATTAAGAGACTGGCAAAAAGAATTAATTTATGATCTCTTAACCATTGGCGGTAATGGGAAGCTCAAATATCGAAGAGCTTTGATCATAATGGGTAAAGGTAATGGCAAATCAGAGCTGATGTCTGCTATTGCAAATTTCTTTTTACTTGGTGGCACAAGATCAAATCCAACCATAGCTTTGGCTGCTGGTTCTTTTGATCAAGCTAACATTTTGTACCAGTCTGCAAGAAATCAAATATCAGAAGGTCCATTAGCACCTTATGTAGAGATGACTGAAACTAAGATGTACCCAAAAGGTGCAGCTGGTTCTTTAGAACGAATAGTTTCATCTCATTCAACTGTTGATGGTAAAAGAAATGATATTTTTATAGCTGATGAGATCCATGAGTGGACTGGAGATCGTAAAGAACGAGTTCACTTGGTTATGAGTAATAACCTACAGAAAAGAGATCAAGGTTTTGAATTAAACATCTCTACTCCATCAGCTAATCAAACTGATTTACTTGGTCGAATGTATTCTTATGCAAAAGGTGTTCAAGATGGATCTATTGATGATCCGACATTCTTTTTTAAAGGATATATGGCTGATGAAAAATTGGATCTCTCTGATCCTAAACAGCTAGAACAAGCTATCAGACAAGCTAACCCAGCTATTGATGATTTCTTCCCAATGGAGAATTTGAAAAATAGATTTAAAGAAATTCCAGAACATGAATTTCGTAGGTATCACCTTGCACAGTTTGCAGCTTCAAAAGCTTCTTGGCTGCCGAATGATGCTTGGGATCAATTAGTAGATCCAGAAGAAATACCAGAAGGCACAGATATTGTGATGGGCTTTGATGGATCTGTATCTAATGACGCAAGTGCATTAATTGGATGCACAATTGAAGAAGTTCCCAAATTATTTGTTATAGGTATTTGGGAGAAACCTTATCATGATCAAGATTGGTATGTCCCTAGACATGAAGTACATGCAGCAATCGAGCAATCTTTCAAAAAATATAATGTGATTGAACTGGCATGTGATCCACCATCTTGGTGGCAAGAGATTGATCAATGGACAGAAATGTATGGTGATAAGGTTTTAATTTACGAGACAAACTATCGAAAAAGAATGGTTCGAGCTTGTGATAAATTTTACACAGCAGTCTGCACACAAGCTTTGTCTCATGATGGAAATGATAGATTAGCTGCTCACATGGATCACGCTACGATCAAAGAAACAGCTGCTGGAACTTACATCACAAAACCTAGTAAAAACTCTCCGCTGAAAATTGATGCTGCTGTTGGAGCAATCATTGCTTTTGATAGAGCAACTTCAAAGAGAGATAACGATGATCCAGAAGATAAAGAATTTAAATTAATAACAATTTAGGAATTATATGTTAAAAAATGTTGGTTCTGTAGCTATTGGAACATCTTTAGTAGCACTTGGATGCTATTTAATTAACCCACCACTTCTTCTCATCTTGGTGGGAACTGTATTAACTATTTATGGATTATTATCGGAGATTTAATTGGCTAACTTATTTAATCGGATCGTTAGATCTACAGCTTCAACAGAAAAAAGAGCAATTGATGCATCAGTATTCAATTTAGGATTACCAGATCAAACAACAACTTCTGCTGGTGTAAATGTATCAGTAACTTCTGGTTATCAACTCGCAGCTGTATGGGCTTGTGTTAATTTAATTACAGATGCTGTAGCAATGCTTCCAGTACATGCATTTAAAAAACAAGATAATTTTAGAGTTCAAGTAGATCCACAACCAAAATGGATTGATAAAAATAATTATCAACCTAATCCAGATGCAACATACTATGAATTTATTTCTGGAGTAATGAACTCACTACTTCTTCGTGGTAATGCTTATTTAATGATCTCTAAAAGAAATCAACTTGGATTCCCAGAAGAGATGGTTCTGCTTCATCCAGATGATGTAAATGTACAAAGAAAAAATGGCAAAGTAACTTATGAAATTAAAGGTGATCTTCATTTTTCATATTTAAATTCTGCTGATGGTGACATTGTTCACATTAAAGGTTATTCACAACCTAGTTCATTAGTAGGTCTCTCACCTATTGAACAATTAAAAGAAACTATTGGTTTAACAGCTGCAACAGAAAAGTTTGGTGGTAACTTCTTTAAAAATAATTCTGTTACTAATGCAATTATTGAATTAGATAATCAACCTACTGAAGAACAAATTAAAGTTTTTGCTGATACTTGGAAGAGAAATCATAACAGTTCTCAAGGTAAAGCATTCACTCCAGCTATTTTGTCGGGTGGTGCAAAATTTAAATCAATAAACATACCTAATGATCAAGCACAGTTTTTAGAGACAAGAAAATTTCAAGTTGCTGAGATTGCAAGAATTTATAGAGTACCACCACATCTTTTGGCTGATGTCGAGAGATCTACATCTTGGGGATCTGGACTTGAAGAACAGAATAGAGCATTTTTGCAATATTCAATACTTCCCTATCTCACAAGAATTGAAGGTGTATTTAATAGATTGCTACCAAGAGGACAATTTATAAAATTTGATACATCTGCTTATCTTCGTGGTGATTTACAAACAAGATATGAAGCATATTCAAAAGCAAGAATGAATGGTTTTATGACTGCTAATGAAATTAGATCTTTAGAAGATATGCCACCACTTCCTTCTGATATTGGTGATGTCATTCTTCAACCATTGAACTACATCGATGCTTCAAAAAATGGAGAAGTTAATGAGTAAAGTTTTTCTTGTTTATGGACCAGCTTGTTCTGGCAAAAACACTTATGTGAATGAACACAAAGAAGAAAATGATCTAATTATTGATTTTGATGCTCTTCACATGGCAATTACTGGGAATGAATCACACAATCACAACCCAGATGTTTTTAAATATGTTTACGAAGCAAGAGATAAATTATTAGAGATCTACAAAGAATTTGGTCATCAAGGTAATTTGTGGATCATAAATTCTGCTCCAAGACAATCTCAAAGAGATTTCTTTGTTGATGAGTTTGATGCAGAGTTAGTTTTTATAGATACAGATAAAGATACTTGTCTAGATCGTGCCAAAACTGATCGACCAGAAGAATGGCAACAATACATTGAAAATTGGTTTAACGATTATGAACCAGATGTAAGAAGTCATGATGGTATTGAAGTACCAGATTACATTCGAGAAAATGCTGCTAAAGGATTGAAATTTTACGAAGAAGGTTTTGGTGGTGATGGTTTAGTTGCTAGAACTATCGCTGAAGCTAAATTAATGGCTGAAGGTCATGTCACTTTAGATAAAGCAAAAAGAATGGCTGCGTGGTTTGCAAGGCATGAATCAGATCTTAATTCTGATGGAGCTAAGGAGTATTTAAATAATAATGGAGATCCTTCTCCATCTATCGTTGCTTGGTATCTCTGGGGTGGTAATCCAGCTGATGAGTTCAGAATGGGTGCTGCTCGTTGGGCTGAGAGACAATATGACAATGAAGATCGTGGAGCTGATAAATTTGCAAGGACTACAAAAGGAATATTAATGGAAAATAGAGAACTTAGATTTATTGTTCATAACTTTGAGACTAGAGAAGATGAAAACATCGGAGTCATCGGTGGTTATGCCAGTGTGTTTGATTCACCATCACAAGTACTTGGTGGTGGTTTTATAGAATATATAAACAGAGGTGCATTTACTAAAACAATTGCAGAGCGTGGTAATAACCCAGCTGCCAGATCTGATATTTTATGCTTTTGGAATCACGACTCAAATATCGTGCTTGGATCAAAAAGAGCTGGATCCTTAAGACTTCAAGAAGATCAAGTTGGTTTAGCTTATGAATGTGACTTAGATCTTAGAAATTCAATGGCAAGAGATGTTTACTACATGATCAGTAGAGATTGTGGTGGAACTTCTTTTGGTTTTGAGTGTTTAGAAGATTCTTGGGAACTTGGTGCTGAAAATGAACCGATGAAGAGATATATTCATAGCGTAAGACTTTATGAAGTCTCACCTACTGCTCAACCAGCATACACATCAAGTGATTCTCATATTGTTAGATCACTTCAGTCTTTATCTAAAGCTTCTGGATTAGATCTTAGAGATTTAGTTAAAGCTGCTGAAAATGATCAACTTAAAGAAGCTATAGAACATCAAACAAAGAAAACTGATGATCACAATATCAAAATAAAAGCTTCTGCTAGATCAAGACAATTGGATCTACTCAAAAAATAAAATTTTAAAAGTGTTGAGATCGGCTTAACCATCTCACAAAAAATAAGTATAAGTGAAGATCGGTAAACCCATCTTCAAGTTTTTATATAGGAGACTTAAATGTCAGTTATAAAAAAATTGCAAGAGTCCAGAAATCACAACTGGGAAGAAGCTAAAAAATTAAATGATTTAGCTGTTTCTGAAAACAGAGATTTTACTGGTGAAGAACAAGCTCAATGGGATAAATTAAATAATTCCATGAATGATCTTGATAAAAGAATCAAAGAAATCACTGCTCTTGAAGAAAATGCTAAAGAGACTGAAGGAATTGTCGAAAGATATGCTTCAGCTCCAAAAGAAGAAGCTTCAGCTCCAGTAGAGAAATCTGCTCTTAGAAAATTAGCTGATGGAGAGATCAAAGAACATAGATTTACTAGAGAACAAAGAGACTTAACAAGCAGTAATGCTGGTGGAGTCGTTCCACAATCTTTTTATGATCAAATCACAGCTGTAATGGAATCAATTGGACCACTTAGAACATTAGGAACTGTTGTTGAAACAAGTTCTGGTGAAGATGTTAAGTTCCCAACTTTAACAGCTAACAGTGCTGCTGCACTTGTTGCTGAAGGTGGAACCATAGGTGAATCCGATGCTACAATTTCAAGCTTTACACTTGGATCCTACAAGTTAGCTTTCTTAACACAGTTATCACAAGAATTACTTCGTGATTCTGGAGTTAATTTAGAAGCTGTTCTTGCAGAACAAGCAGGTATTGCTCTTCAAAAGAAAATGAACCAATACTTCATTGAAGGAACTGGTTCTTCTCAACCAAAAGGTTTAGAGAATGTTTCAACAGTCAAAACTTTGGCTGCAACTGGTGCCATAACTATAGATGAAATCTTTGATGCTATCTATGGAATGGGACAAGCTTATAGAAATGATCCATCATTCGCAATGATGTTTAGTGGTAATACCATTAATGAGATCAGACAGCTTAAAGATTCTAACAATCAATATTTGTGGAGTCCAGCTGTACAAGCAGGTCAACCAGATAGATTAGCTGGTGTTCCAGTTTATGAAGATGCAAACATAGATGATATGGGTGCTTCTGCAAAAATGGGATATGTAGGTGCTTTCAAGAGATTCTACATTCGCCAAGTAAATGGGATCGATATTGCAAGGTCAGATGATTTTGCATTTAATGCAGGTCTTGTTTCTTACAGAATGCAAGTATCTTTCGATTGCTCTCCAGATGCAGATTCTTCTGCAATCAAAAAAATCGTTAACGCTGCTTCTTAAGAACAGTGCATGGATGCTCCAGCAATGGAGCATTCAGTCAAGGTCATATTTGTATATGGTCTTGGCTGAATTTCATAGGAGATAAAAATGAAAATAAAAATAGTTAGAAATTACGAAGGACTACTTAATGGTAATAAAGTTCCATTCGGTGAAGTCGTTGATCTACCTAAAGAAGATGCAGAATGGCTTCTTAATAACAAAATTGCTGAACCAGTAAAAGATGTTAAAACAGAAAAAGCTGCTGCACCTAAAGCAAAAGAAAAAGCTAAGAAGTAATTATGTTGGCAGCTCGAATCTCACAAGGAACCAGTATGGTTCTAAAAAATTCTAATGGTCGAGTTGCTGTTTCATTTGAAGTTGATGGTACATTAACTGATGCTTCTGGCAATGTAACAGTAACAATTGTAGATAAAGAGTTAGGCACAACATTAGTTGATGCTCAAACTGCAACAAACTTATCCACTGGTGTTTACTATTACGATCTAGGAACTTCAAATACTTCAAGAGTTAGAAGATTAAAAGCAACTTGGAGTGGAACTTTTGAATCTACTTCACAATCCAGAGATCTATATTACGAAGTTGTCGGTGGATATTTATTTACTGAAAAACAAATTAGATCTTTTGATCAGTCACAGCTTTCATCAACATCAACTTATACAGATGAGATGATCAGAGATGAGAGAGCTAGAGTTACAGAACTACTCTATGACTGGACTGGTATTAACTGGATCGAGAGATATGGTTATGCTGAATTACAAGGTGAAAACTCAATTCAGATCAACCTTCCAGATCGCCAGATCAATGAAATTATTTCTTGCACGATCACTGGAGCATCTCAAACAGTTTCAGATCTAAAAATAGATAAAAGCTTAGGAATTGTTTATCACAAAGATGGTACTTTTACTTTTGCTACAAGAGCTTATCCATTAAATGTTGTATTTGAATACTCCAATGGTTATACACAAATAACTGATGGTGTAGATCGAATTGCAATGAAGCTGGTGATCAATAATTTAGTTGCTTCTCAAATTGTTGAGAATGCAAGATCCTTCTCTGATAATGCTGGTCAAATAGATCTGATCTTAGAAGGTGGTCCACAACATAATCGGACCAGAATACCAGAAGTGAATGCTTGGCTTGATCAACATTCACAATCAATAGTGATTTACTAATATGTCAGTTTCAGTTGTAAAAGTTTTTAGAAATAATTTAGTGACTCAGTTAGAAGCAAGAGCTGGACTA